AGTTCCTGAAGAAAATGTGTCAAATTAGAAAAATGTCGAATTCTCTAATTGACATTATGAAAAATTTGTTAGATAATGGTAATGTAAGATAAGGGAGAGTGTTTTATGAAAAAAACTTTAAAAAAGTTAAAGAGTGACATCAATAAAAATGGTGTTATTACTAAAATGCCACAAGGCGATTATGTTATAGACAGAGCTAATCCTTCCCTCACACAATACAATGCTTTGGTTAAAAACTACAATTCTACTATTAAACAGATTATGGATTTACTTTCTGACGATCTTGGGCTTCCAATAGAAGATGATTTTGATGAATTCAATAAATAATAGTATCGTTGAATACTATGAATGGATAAAAAACAATCCAAGTAAAGTCTGCAAAAAAATTTATGCAGTATATGATAAATTGGTGCAAGATTTATTTAATGGGAAAACGGTAGAATTTTTGGACAAAGAAACGGGCGAAATCGAAACGATGCATTATGTTTTCGATTCCAAAAAGGCACAAAGGCCTATAGAATTTTTAGAAAAATTTTGTAGACATTCCAAAGGAAAATGGGCTAATAAGCCAATAAAATTAGAACTTTGGCAAAAGGCAATGCTGGAATCCGTTTACGGATTTGTAGATCAAGAAACAGGAATGCGTAAATACCGAAAAGTTGTTTTAATTGTTGCTAAGAAAAATGGAAAAAGTTTTTTAGCAAGTGGAATCGGCCTATTTGGATTAACGTCAGATGGTGAAGGTGGCGCCGAAATATACTCTGTATCGACAACTAGGGATCAAGCAAAAGTGATTTGGCAAGAGGCCAAAAATATGGTTGGAAAAAGTCCCGCTTTAAAAAGACGATGCCGCCGAACTATTAGTGGGATTTATTATGATAAAGAAAATGCTGTATTTAGTCCTTTGGCAAGTAAAACAGATTCGTTAGATGGGAAGAACCCGTATTATATTTTGGAAGATGAATTCTGGGCCTGGCTTGATATGGAGATGATGACTATTATGGAAGACGGAGTGTCGGCTAGGGAACAACCTCTTATTTTAGCAACATCAACAATGGGAACTGTAAGAGGAAGGGTTTTTGATGCTGAATATTCCTATTGTGAAAAGGTTATAAAAGGTTATCTTGGAGAACCGGGTGGAATAGTGGATGAAACTTATTTGCCAATCATTTATGAACTTGATGATGAAAATGAATGGAAAATCGAGGAATCATGGTATAAAGCCAATCCCAACCTGGGTGTTTCTAAAAAAATGAGCTATTTAAGGAATCAAGTATTAAAAGCAACTAATGATCCAACTAAGTTAACAAATTTATTGTGCAAAGACTTTAATATTCGACAAAATGATACTCATGCTTGGTTAAGGTTTGAAGAATTAAACAATGAAAAGAAAATAGATAGTTTTAAAGATTGTTATTGTATCGGTGGTTGTGATTTAAGTTCAACAACTGACTTGACTTGTGCAACTCTTTTGGGTTATCAGAATAATGAATTAAAGGTTAAGCAAATGTATTGGATACCTAGCAATAACCTAGAATTTAAGATTAAAGATGATAAAATACCTTATGATATTTGGTTAAAAAATGGCTGGCTAAGATTAAGCGAAGGATCAAAAGTTGATTATCACGACGTAACCAATTGGTTTATAGAACAGGTACAAGAATTTGATTTGCGCCCATTGTGGGTTGGGTATGATAGTTGGAATGCTCAATATTGGTGCGATGATATGACAGAACATGGTTTCGATATGGTAGAAGTAAGGCAGGGTGCTAAAACAATGTCTTCTCCTATGAAACAATTAAAAGCTGATCTAATTGATAAAAAGGTAAATTATGATAATAATCCAATCTTAAAATGGTGTTTATCAAACGTTTCTATTAAGCAGGACGAAAACGAAAATATTCGGCCTGTAAAAGAAAAATCGAGACAGAGAATTGATGGGGCCGTCAGTTTGATAGATGCTTATTGTATTTATGTCGAAAAGCAACAGGAATATTTGGATTATATTGGAGGTAATGAATAATGAAAAAAGAAGGACGAAGCTTATTTAGTAAAATATTTGGAAATAACAATGACACTATTGCGCCTCCTACGGCCACCGAATTTCATATTATAAATGGTTATAAGAGTATATTTACGAACTATGATGGACAATATTATGACGATAGTGATGTAAGAGCTTGTATTGATGCCATTGCAAGAAATGGAGCAAAATTTTATCCAAAGCATATTCGCCGTAATGAAAATGGAATTCAAAGTGTAAATGATGGATTACAGCGAATTATAAGTAAAATGCCAAATGAATTACAAAATGCTTATAAGTTTTATTATCAAATCATAAGCGAGTTTGAAAGGTTTAACAACTCTATTGTTTATATTTTACGAGATGAAAATTTGAAAGTTTTAGGTTTATATCCGTTACACTATCAATATGTTAAATTTTATGAATACAAAAATGAGATATATTTGGAGTTTCAATTTCGAAATGGAAAGAAAAGATTTGTCGCTTTAAAGGACTGTATTCATTTAACAAGATTTGTTAGTGATGATGGAATAATGGGTGGAAATAATAGGCCGATAATTCGAACTTTATCTATAAAGCATGTTATTGATGAAGGGATTGTTAATGCCATTAAAACTACACAAGCCATAAAAGGTATTGTTAAATCAAACAAATCAATGTTAAAACCATCAGATGTTAAAGCGATGCGTGATCAATTTGTTAAAGATTTTATTGGAGAATCGGATGGAACAGGAATTGGTGGTGTAGATGCTACAACAGAATTTACACCTGTAAAATTGGAACCGAAAACGGCTGATGAAAGTCAAATAAATAGTATTGATAGAAAATTGCTGTCTTATTACGGAGTTAGTGAGAACATTATTCAATCAAAATATAGCGAAGATGAATGGAATTCTTTCTATGAAAGTGTCCTTGAGCCTATTGCCTTACAAATGAGTTTAGAATTTAGTAACAAATTATTTAGTGCTACAGAGCAGTATCATGGCAATGAAATAATATTTACAAGTAATAGGCTACAATATGCTAGCAATAATACAAAAATCAATTTATTACGATATGGAAACAATGTCATGACAATTAATGAAATGAGGGAAGTATTAAATCTTGAACCAACAGAGAATGGAGACAAAATAATGCAAGACTTAAATCATATTAATAGTGATATTGCAGATAAATATCAAACAGGAGACAATCCAGGAAGTAATGAGGAAGGTGAAAAAAATGGAGAATAAAAAAGAAGTACGTATGCTTTGTCAAGAATTTAAAGCGCTAGAGAACGAAGAAGGAAAGTTGATTATTGAGGGTTATGCAGTTGTTTTTAATAGTCCAGCCACACATGGATATACAGAGATTATATCAGCTCATGCTTTAGATAATTGTGATATGTCAGATGTTGTTTTAAGATATAATCATAATGATTCGTTTATTGTATTGGCAAGAACTAGAAATCATTCATTAACATTAACAGTTGATTCTATAGGCTTAAAAATTAGAGCTGAACTTCAAAAGGATATAACAGATCATGTAAATGTCTATAATGCAATAAAGAGTCAACTAATCGATAAGCAATCCTTTGCATTTACGGTTAGAGGGGATAGTTATGATTATGATAGTGATACAAGAATTATCACAGACATCGATCGATTATATGATGTTTCTGTGGTAGACCAACCATTTTATTCTACTACGGATATTTCAACATCCCGTGGTGTAATAAATGATGATTTTATAGCAAGGCGGAAACAATTAAGAGAAGATTATGAGAGAGAACAAGAGTATCAAAAAGAACTCACCGCTGCGAAAAGAGAAATTTTAGAAAAATTAGGTTAATACGATTATGAAAAAAGCGCTGGATAGTGCTTTTTTTGTTGGTGGATACTGACTAAATCGTTTAATAAATGCTGGATAGCAATAGTAGGAAAGATGTATGCCTTAAAGACAATCAAAGTTAGGAGGAGGTAATCAATGGATAGATTACAAGAAATTAAAACTCGTAAAAACGAGATTAAGACTTTTTTAGAAACTTTAACCGATGTAGAAGAAGTAAGAAAACTTAATGAAGAAGTTGAGGCTTTAAATACAGAAGAGAAAGAAATTAAAGAAGCTCAGGAAAGAAAAAAAATTGCCGAAGGTTTAATGAATGGAAAAATTGAGGCAAAAAAAATCGAAAAAGAGGAGGAATTAGATATGGAAAAGAAATTCGATTTAGCAAACAAAGAATATCGTAATGCATTTTTAAAACAATTAATGGGAAAGGAATTAACCTCTGAAGAAAGAGCGGTTATTACATCAACTACAGCGAATAGCGCTGGTAATGCTATACCTACTGAAACCCAAGATAGTATTTTTTCAAAGGTTGCAAAAAAGGCATCGATGTTAGACGAAGTAACACTTTTAAATGTATATGGGAATGTTGAATTTGTCGTTGAAACTGCAAGAAGTGATGCATCTGATCATACAGAAGGGGCTACCATTACTGAAAGTGCTATTAATTTAGTAAAAGTATCTTTAGCTGGCAAAGAAATTGTCAAATTAGTTACGATTAGTGAAACAGTTAAAACAATGACTATTGATGCATTTGAAAATTGGTTAACTGATATGTTAGCTGATTCAATTGCAACTGCCATTGAAGGAAAAATTGTTAGTGAAATCGAAACGAATGGAACTAAAATCGCTAAAGATGTCAGCGCTGATTCAATTCGTGAAGCTGTAGGATCTTTACCATCTTTCTATGATAGCAATGCAAAATGGTTGGTAAATAAAAAACAATTCTTTACTTCTATTTTAGGTTTACAAGATAAAGCCAAACATGATTTAGTTACATTTGCTAATGGAAAATACTATATTTTAGGATATGAAGTGTTAATGTCTGATAAGGCCACTAAATTGTCTTTGGGTGATGGTAAGAAAGTGGTTGCTAATTTACCACAAGCTATTCAAATTAAAAGTGATTACGACATCCATAACAATACTTACGATTATGCTGGTGTAGCTATGTTTGATGTTAAATTGGCTACTGCTGATGCTTATGTGGTATTAGCTGGTACTCCAACTGAACCACAAGAATAGTAGAAAGAGAGTGATAGGCTATGCTAGAAGAAATTAAAAAAATCCAGGGCATTAACTATGATGATTTTGATAAAGTAATTCAAAATTATATTGATTCTGCTAAATTGGATTTAAAGGCTATTGGTATAGCCGAAAAGAAAATTAAAGAAGAAGATAGCCTAATTCGTACAGCAATTTTTACTTATGTTTTAAGTTTTTTAGATGTGAATAATAGTGAAATGTATTCTAGTTCTTATAATCTTCAAAAGGATAAATTAAGGCATTTAAAAGAATATAAAGAGGCTGAATAATGGAATATACAGAAATTATTTATCTTATTTCGCAAAGCAAAGAAGAAGATGATATTGGAAACTTTACATCTTCTTCTGAAACATCTAAAAAGGTTTATGCTAAAAAGCAAAGTGTAAAAACAAGTGAATTTTATAATGCGGTTCAAGGTGGATTTAATCCATCTATTGAATTAGTAGTTAAAAGGTTAAATTATAATGGGGAGGAAGAATTAGATTGGAATAATGAAAGATATTTTATTATTAGAACGATAGATCCAAAAAGCAAATTTGATATTGTTTTGGTATGTCAGAAAAAAATCGGGAAATGACAAAGTATAATTCTATTCTAAATATTAATGAAATTTTAAATGATTATTCCCATGATATTCAAACGGCTATTACTGAAAAGGCTATTGAAGTAGCCAAAGATGGAGCAAAAAAATTAAAAGCAACATCGCCGAAATCAAAGCGCAATACGGATCATAAAGGAAGATATGCAAAGGGTTGGAAAGTAAAAACAGAAAGGGGTAGAGGGTTTGTTCACTGTGTTATTTACAACGCGACAGATTGGCAATTAACCCATTTACTTGAAAAACCTCATTTAACTCATAATGGGGGTAAATATATTCCAGAAAACCAGCATATTGCACCTGTTCACGATGACTGTACTACTGATTTTGAAAAGGGTGTTGAAGAAATTGTGAAAAATGGAGGTTAAAATATGGATCACAAAGAAATGTTCAAATTATTAAAACAATTATGTATACCTGTTGCATACGATCATTTTTCTGATAACAAAGTGACAAAGCCGCCATTTATGGCTTATCGAGAGCAACCACAAAGTAATTTCCGTGCAGATAATATAATTTATTCAGTCTTTCCCAATTATGAAATAGAACTTGTTACGAGTAAAAAGGATGTAGAATTAGAAAAGCGATTGTCTTCTTTATTAACAGAACATAACATTTCTTATGAAAAAACTAATGAAATTTGGGATAATCAAGAAAAAATTTATCATATTTTCTATGAAATTTAAAAGGAGGAAAAAATATGAAAGTAAAGTTTGGTTTAAAAAATGTGCATATGGCGCCTATTACGGGAATTACAGATAACAAATATACTTACGGAGATATTATTGAAGTACCTGGTGCTGTAAATATTTCTTTGGAGCCACAAGGTGATTCTAATGATTTTTACGCAGATAATATCAAATATTTCTCTGCTTATGCTAATAATGGATATTCTGGAGATTTGGAAATAGCTTTGATTACGGATGAATTTCGTGAAAAGATACTAGGTGAATCTAAGGATACTAATGGAGCACTTTTTGAAAATGTAAATGACAAATTTACATCGTTTGCATTTGGATTTCAAATAGACGGCGACGAAAAAGGAAGAAAATTCTGGTATTACAATTGCTCTTGTTCACGTCCTAAAAATGAAGCAAAAACTATTGAATCTTCAAAAGAACCTTCTACTGATAGTTTGACGATAAATGCAATGGCTCGTGAAACAGACGGAGAAGTTCGAGTGTTACTTCCAGAAAGTTCAGAAAATAAAGAAGCATATGCTAACTTCTTTAATGAAGTATATGAGAAAGTAACAATTGCTTAATTAAAACTACTCTTTGGTGAGTAGTAAAAAGACTACTACTTATCTTGGAGTAGTTTTTTTAATGCTTATGAAAGGAAGTGAGAACAAAAATGGCAAGTAAAAATTTAAAAGGAATTACTATTGAAATAAATGGAAATACTACAAAATTAAATGATGCTTTAAAATCTACTAACAAAGTAATTTATTCTACTAATAGTGAATTAAAAGCTTTGAATAATGCTTTGAAATTAGACCCTAAAAACACTGAACTATTAGCTCAAAAGCAAGAATTGTTAAAGAAAAATATTCAGGAATCAACTAGCAGATTAAATCAACTAAAAGAGGCTCAAAGGCAAATGGGAAGTTACAATTCCTTAACAGAAGAGCAAAAAGAAAATTACAGAGCTTTATCTGTTGAAATAACCAAATCTGAAAGTGCAATAAAAAAATTAAATAATGAGTTAAGCAATTCTGCAAAATTTAGTAATACGTTTGAAAAATTAAAAAATGACGTAGATAAATTAAAAAATCTTGATATAAATCAAGAGTTGGGAAAAATGAAGGAATGCTTAAAAGATATAAAAAAAGAAGACATCGGGAATGCACTAAAAACAAGTTTTGACAAAGTTGATTTGACAAAATTAAATAGTGCTTTGAAGAATGTAGGAAATATCGCACTCGAAACCGTAAAAAAAGTTGGACAAGTTGTTGCTACAGCAAGTGCGGCTGTTTCAGGTATTGATGCAGCAGATGGTAGATTTCAGGAAAAAATTGTAACAACGGTTAGCGGCATCTTAGGTGT